AGAGGAAGAGAGGAGGGACGTTTTTTTGTATTTTGCCTGTACATTAATATTATATGAAAGCACAAGTGAATTTAAGCCAAGTATTACAGGGTGGATTAGCAGCTCTGGTTGCATGGTTGTTTAAAACAGTTAATGATTTGCAACAAGAAGTAGCTGTTCTTATGGTACAGATAACTGATGCTAAAGATGACCTTATAGCTCTTGCCATGAGAGAACAAGAATTAAATTCAGCAATTACTGAGATTCTTATAAAACTAGGTGGCTAATGTTAGCCAAGATAAAAGATAATTTAGCTTTAGTAGTTACTGCTATAACTCTTATGGGATCTATTGGAGCAGGAGTTCAAAGCTTAGGAGCTGTTATAAATACTCTTTCAAACATAGATGAGAGAATGAATGTTATTGAAACAGATTTTGAAACCTTAAAAGAATCAACAATGGTCTCAAATGATATTGCAATACTTTATGAAAAGATATATCAATTAGAGCAAGTAGCTTATAATGCAGAGTATTTAGATACAGAGCTTACAACTTTAAGAGCAAATTACCAGAACTTGGAAAAGGAAGTAAGAGATCTGGAATGGAAAGTTGAGGATTTTCAGGCTAGATATATTTCAGAGCTTAACAATCCTCCTCAAGATTCACAATCTTATGAGCTAATGAAATGGGAATGGCAGGATTTGCTGAAAAAAGTAACAACATTAGAAAATAATCAGCTTGAATCATGGGAATTAGATAATTTAAGAGATAGGATAACTTACTTAGAAGCATATATGCACCAACATTAGTCTATAATTGATTTATGGATTATATAGATGATATGTCTTTGGCTTTACCAAATCAACAACAAGTAGGAGAATCCAACATTGATTTTAAAAGATTTCAGTATTATTTAGGTTTAGGAGCTGCAAGAACTCTCTCAAAAGTTTCAGAAAACTTCAGTTTGACAGAGAGGAGAATATATCAAATATCTGCTAAAAATCAATGGCAAGATAGAGTAAAAGCTATAAATAAAATGCTAAATGAGCAGATAATAGGGGAGGTTTTTGCTCAAGTAGGAGAAACTGCAAGAGATTTAGCAGAGGAACTCAAGCCTGTAATTTTTAAGGTTATTAGTGAAATAAATGAAAGAGATTTAGCTTCTATGAATCCTACAGAATTAAAAGGCATATTAGATATATGCTACAAGATGATAAGTCAGATTTATGGTTTAGGATCTCCACAAGTTACAGTAAATCATATAGAACAACCACAAATAAGGTTTAAATGGGATTGGGAGCAAAACGATGAGCCAGATTATTGAGGCTACTCCTCCTGATTTACATTCTGGACAAATAGAAGTTATAGAAGCATTAGACAAAAATAGATTTGTTGTTGCTGTATGTGGTAGGAGGTGGGGTAAAACTACTCTCTCATTAGTTGCAGCTATAGATCAGGCTCTCAAAGGATTAAAAGTATGGGTTATCTTTCCTGTATATCCTCAGAGTTTAGAATCATGGCTTAATTTAAAATCTTTAGTTAGGCAACTTCCAGAGGGATATGCAGAGACAAGAGAAGTAGAAAAAAGAATTGTATTAAAAAATGGTGGATCTATACAGATAAAATCAGCGAACAAGCCTGAATCATTGAGAGGTGCGGGAGGTATATCATTAATAATATTTGATGAAACTGCTTATATGGATAAAGAAACTTGGGAGACAGTTAGACCAATACTGAGTGATAGTTTAGGTAAGGCTTTATTTATATCAACTCCTAATGGGATGAATTGGTTTTATGAGTTGTTTGATAATGCAAAGAGGAGAGATGATTGGGTTGTTTTTCATTATCCTACAGAGCAATCTCCTAGAATAAACAAAGATGAATTAGCACAAGCCAGAGAGGAGTTAGGCTCTATGGTATATGCACAAGAGTTTTTAGCAGAGTTTACAGAGGTAGGACACATGTTCAAGAGAGAATGGTTTAAGTATTTTGATGTTGTAGGAGGAGATGATCCAGAATATATCTTAGGAGATGAAGTTGTAAAGCATAGTGAATTATCTATCTTTGGCACTATGGACACAGCATTGAGTATCAAAGAGACTGCTGATTATTCTGTAATAATGACAGTAGGCTCAGCTCCAAGTGGTAAGCTTTTAGTATTGGATGTATTCAGAGCCAGACTAGAAGCTCCAGAGTTACTTCCACAAATAGAAGCAAAGATAAATGAATACAACTTGTCTTGGTTGGGAGTGGAGGATTCTAGCTTTGGTTTGGGTATTATTCAGATGGCTAGGAGGCAGGGTTTGCCAATAAGAAACTTAAAAGCAGATAAAAGTAAAACTGCAAGAGCTGTACCTGCTGCTGCAGGTGTAGAAAATGGCTCTATATGGTTTTTGAAAAATGCTAAATGGCTTGTAGAATTTGAAAGAGAATTAACTAGCTTTCCATCTAGTGGATCTCATGATGATATGGTAGATGCCTTAGCTTATGCAGCTAGGTTTGGAATAGTTAGAAAGACAAATTGGAGTGTTACCTAATTGGGAATAAGAGATAATATTAGAAGTTTCTTTGCTCAGGAAGTTGAAACAGAAAAGAAAGCAGGGCAATATCCTACATCACAAGTAGTTTTTCCATTCAATACAGATGCAGGATACTTTAGTGGAGTCAATCAAATGTCTCCAGAGGGAAACTCTGCTGCTCTTGCTTGTTTGAATGTACTTGGTACAGCTTTTTCTGAGCCTCCATTGTATGTATATTTAAAGAATCAAGAGGGTATGCAATTAGTGGATAATCATCCTGCTGCAGAGTTATTATCTAATCCAAATCCAAACATGACACAATCTCTACTAAATAATTATTTAGTTACTTCTGTTGCTGTTTCTGGAGATGCTTTTTTACTTAAATTAAGGAATGATGCAGGAGCAGTAGTACAACTTATACCACTACTTCCTGAGATGGTAGAGGTAAAAGGAACAACTGAACAATTAATAACTAGGTATGAATATAAGCAAAAAGGCAACACAATGATAATAATGCCAGAGGACATGATACATCTAAGAGAGAGAATAGATCCTAGAAACCACAGGAGAGGATTAGCTCCTTTAAGGTCAGTCATGGTTGAAGTCTTAGGAGATGCTGCAGCTTCACAAATGGGAGCAGCATTAGTAAAGAATACAGGTGTTCCTAGTGTTGTTATATCTCCAAAAAATGATCTATCAATGACAAGTGATGAGGCAGAAAATATAGCTGAAGTCTTTGGGAGGAGATTTGGAGGAGAGAACAGAGGGAGACCATTAGTCATATCTGGTGGAGAAGTTGATATAAAAACTCTTTCATTTAGCCCTAAAGATTTAGAGATCGGCAAACTTAGATACATCAATGAGGAGAGAATATCTGCTGTATTAGGTGTTCCTGCAATATTAGCAGGGCTAGGCTCTGGGCTAGAAAGGGCAACTTATGCAAATGCAAAAGAGCTTAGAGAGTTTTTTACAGAACAAAAACTTATTCCAATGTGGAACAACTTTGCTAATGAATTTACAAAACAACTTCTATTACAAGATTTTGAGGACAACACAGAATTTTGCTTCAAATATGATATATCTGATGTCAGAGCTTTATCTCAGGATGTGGATGCAACAATGCAAAGAATATCTCAGGGATTTAATTCTGGATTTGTAACAGTTAATGAGGCAAGACAAGCAACACAATTACCACCACTTGACAATGGAGATTACTTTATCAGAAACTTAAGCATAGTTGAAGTGCCTGTTGAGGATTCTACAAATGCAATCATGTATCAGCAAAACAGTAACAACGCATTGAATTTCAAAGCAAAGTTAAGTGATATAAAAGTAGGAGATTCTGTTTCTTGGAGTATCAACAAAGATCCAGATCCACCATCAACAATTAATGGAGTAATTACAAGTATTAATCAAGAGGATGAAACTGCGAATATAAAAGTATGGGCAATCTTAGAGGATGGAGGGCATGAGGAGACAGATAGAACAGTTACAGTTGAAGTCTCAAAGCTAAGAGTTATACAAGCAATAGATAAATCAATAAAGCAATTATCTGCAAGAGTAGAAAAAGCACTCAAGAAAAAAGTTGAGGATCATAATGCAGATAGCCCTAAATTTAGAGTAACAATAGGAAAATTAAGAAAAGTATTTGAAAGAGGAGTTGGAGCTTACAGAAACAATCCTGAATCTGTAAGAGGGAATGTAAGGTCTGCTGACCAATGGGCTATC